GTTCCTTATGCGAGTGTAGGTCAACAGAATGTTCGTTCTGGTAACCTCAGTGATAATATTGAAAGATCTGTTCAGATGATGGACGAACTTGGATCTAATTCTATTGGATCTCAGGATCAAGGTAGAACTTCTATTCGTAAAGAGTATACTTACTTCTACAACTTTGTAAAAGGTGGTAATGATCGTCTCTCTAGTATGAAGAGAGAGACAATGTTTATTAGTATTCTTGAAGGTCTACATCCTCTTGAAGCTGAGATTCTTATGCTTGTTAAAGATAAAAAACTACAAACCAAGTATAATATTTCCAAACAAAATGTTTCGGATGCATATCCAGATATTCAATGGGGCGGCAGATCGTAAAATCCTAAATAGCAAGGTGTCGCAAAAAATAGTACTATGACCCTAGATCTTCATAACTTTTTTAAGTTTTATGATGAGAAGAACGCAAACCATGTTGCTGCTGTTCAGTGGTTGGAAGACAAACTTCCCGAAAAATTTCTAGACGACTCTGAGAGCGACTGGATTGGTATTTTCAGAACTAAACCACCAACTCCAGAAGTTCTTGCAGTTCCTTATTTCAACCAAGTAGATAACTATAGAGATGCACATAGAACTTGCAACAGTTCATCATGTGCTATGTGTCTTGCTTTCCTCAAGCCAGGAAGCATTAAAGGTGACGACGAGTATGTTAAGAAAGTATTTGCGATTGGTGACACGACTGACCATGCGGTACAGACGAAAGTTCTCGCAGGTTATGGGGTTAAGTCACACTTTAGTTACAATCTTTCTTTTGCTGACATTGATAAAAGTCTTGATGCTGGGAAACCTGTTGTTATTGGTATCCTGCATAGGGGTTCTCTTTCTGCACCTACTGGTGGGCACATGTGTGTAGTCATCGGTAAGACTCCAGATGGTAAAGGATACTATGTAAATGATCCATATGGTTCTCTCAACGATAACTATACTGGTCCAGTCACAAATGGTAAGAAGACCATTTACACCAAAGCAGTTCTCAAGCATCGTTGGTGTCCAGGAGGAAACGATGGGTGGGGAAGAATCTTCGACTGAGTTTAAAAAGAAAATTCTGGAAGAAGTGAAGAAACTCACAAATCACGGTAAACACAAAGAAGCAAGTGAATTATTCGATATATACTTTTCAAATATAGGAGGACAAAATGGCAAGAGTTGACCTACACAATTTCTTTCAATTCTATGATGAAAGAAATCCTAACCATGTCAAAGCAGTACAGTGGTTGGAAGACAATCTCCCCGTTGAATATCTTGGTGATAATGTAGAATGGGCAGAGATTTATCGCGGAAAAAAGACTAGTGCTGCACCAGCCACTGCCGCTGCTGCAGCTCCTGTAACTGGTGGTGATGATGTCCCTATGATGGGCATCAAGTTGATCAAAGAGTTTGAAGGATGTCATCTAAAGGCATATCCTGATCCTCTTACCGGTAACCTTCCAATCACTATTGGTTGGGGATCTACCCGTAAGAAAGATGGTTCTCCATTTAAACTTGGCGATCAAATCACCCAACAGGAAGCTGATGAACTATTGATCAGTCAGTGCAAGAACCAATTTCTTCCTGCACTCCGTAAAATCCCACATTGGAATGAAATGTCAGATGGAAAAAGAGGCGCTTTGCTCAGCTTTGCTTATAATCTTGGTGCCGGCTTTTACGGTGGCGATAACTTTAATACTATTACTAAACGCCTGAAGAATAAAGAGTGGGACTTAGTTCCCGATGCTCTTTATCTCTACCGCAATCCTGGTTCTAATGTAGAAGCCGGACTTGCTCGTAGAAGAAAGTCGGAAGGTGAAGCCTGGAAAAAGGGATAAATAGTTACAATCATTACTGATTCTTGATCTTAACTGGTCTGAATCTACATACCCCGAGTCCTCTATGACTTGGTGAATACTTTACTTTTTAAACAACTTTAGTTTGTTTCGTTTAGTACACACTGAGTCACAGAGGACTTTTTATGTCTTACGCTACGAGGGCGCTTGCTGTAGCGTCTGCTCTTTTGATGGGAGCACAATCAACAGCAGCTTTTGCAGATACAATTTCCAATACAGATTTTGAGGGAGGTTCACTATCTGGTTGGAATATTGGTTCTCAAACAGGAACTCTTACTAATGGAACCATTACAGGTAATGGGACGGGTGTTACTGTTATCAACGGTTCAGTAACTTTCAATGCACCTTCTCACGGTGCAGTAGGAAGTCCAACACTTTCCGATGGATCTCCGAATCCATACTACCAACCTGCAGTATCTCCAACTACTTGGACATTTGCTCCATATGGTTCTTATGGTGCAGCACTACAACCAACAGGTAATGTAACTTTTGATGCTGCAACATCAGCATTAGGTCTTACATCTGCAGAAAATCAAGCAATTAAAACAAAACTTCAACAAGACCAACAAGCATCAGGTCTCGGAAATCCTAATCCAACTAATGCTGCTTGGTTCACTAAAAGTGTAAATCTTGATGCTGGAACGATTTATACAATGTCTTGGAACTACATTGGAACTGATTATGTTCCTTTCAATGATGGTTCTATCACATCACTTGTTTATCAGGGAACTGGTTCTACTCCAGTTGTAACTGTTAACAACTATGTTCAGAACTATGCGTTACTTGGATTCACTAACCCAGGTACGGGAGATTATTCTACAGGAACTTATGGTTCAACTGGATGGCAAAATTCAACATATCAAGTTGATATAACTGGTGCTTACCTATTAGGATTTGCTGTATTCAACCTTGGAGATACTTCACTTTCACCAGTTCTTTTAGTTGATAGTCAACCAGGAACTACATTAGCAAATGGTCAACCATTCGGTGCAGTTGCTCCCAATAATCCAAATGCTCCAAACAACTCAACACCATCTACCCCAACAGTAACTGGAACATCAACATCTGACCAAGTTACAACATCTACATCAACTTCAAATGTTGTAGCGACATCTCAGGTTACTTATAATGTAAGTAATCTTGATACTGATGGATACGGTACAGTCCAGAACTATACTGATACTGTAGAAACTACAACTCCAGTTACAACAACTACTACAACTACAACTCCAGTTACAACCACCACATATTCTGATGGTTCTACAACCACTTCAAACGGAACACCAGTTGTAACTACATCCACATCAAACGGAACTTCAACTTCACAAGTTACAGGAACTGTTCTGAACTATACTTCAACAATTGCTCCTTCCGTTTCTTCTGCAATTGCTGCATCACAAACACTTCCAGCAGTTACAACTAAATCATATAATTTTGAAGCAAGTGAATCTAGTGGGAAACAACAAATCAAAAAACAAACGGTGACGACTGTAACTACTCCAATGGTTACGACCACAACCACAACTCCAGTTACCACAACTGCTTATGCTGATGGAACAACAACCGTAATCGACGGAACTCCATCATATTCTTATGCTTATTCTAATAATGTTGAAGTATCTGATTCTTATGATTATTATTATGGTCGTGTAGATCAATTAGAAGTTCTTGACGGAATTAATGATGGTATCAATGGACTTCTGAATCACGAACCAACCGCAGGTAAGCAAAGATTAAGAGTATTTGAGAACAACAGATTCGTTCAGTCCTATAATGCTGACGGCTACATTGCCGATTCTAAGATCTTTGGTGGTGGATTTGAGTTTGATGTAACCAAAGGTTGGACTCTTGGTTTCCAGTATAATAAAATCAACATAAACCTCAATGGTGTTGACTCAAGCACACAACAGAACAAAGATCACTTCGGTGTATTCAGTGAAATTAGAGGAAATACACTCACTCTGAATACTAATGCTGCAATTGCAAATAGTAACTATAAGTACAATAGAACCGTAGAAGGTGTCTTTAATAATGCTGGTGAAACAACTGGTTCTGAGTGGTGGGTTTCTAATCGCTTATACTGGCATCTCAATAAATCAGTAAAACCATTTGTTGGTTATACTGTTCAAAATGTGAAGAGAAATGCTTACACTGAAACTGGTTCTATTCAGTCCGCAAGATCAGTTGAAGCACATAATCAAACCACTCATATTGGTGAAGTCGGTGTTAAAATGGAAACCAGATTTGGAGGTAAGAAAAACAATCTCTTTGGTGTCAGTGTAGAAGGTTCTTATGGAACTGATAGTTCTTATGATGTAACTGCTTCTGTAGATTATAAAGAAATGTTATTTGTTGAGGGTTCCCACGGAGTAAACAACGGAGTTACTAACAATTCTGTTGCTGCAAAAGTCAAGTTTAGGTTCTAAAAACCTAAATAAGAAGGACATCAATCACACGGACTGATGGAAAACAAAAGGGAAAAAGCTATGGGACAAGTGATTCGTATTGCAATTTTGAGTTGGTCTGCCGCACTTCTTACCGCTTCTTATGCTGGTATGCTTGCTAAGATGGATCCAACATTTATTGCAACCGTCTTTACTGCCTCCGCGGCTACTTTTGGAATTAATACCATGAAGAAAGGTGGAGAAGATGATGAAAAGAAAGAAGAGCCCAAAAGAGAAGAAGTGGTGGTTGAAGCTCCACCAGAACCACCTGCTCCAGTAACAGAAACTCCCGCTACAAGTCTTGAAGAAAGAGTTGAAGCACTAGAGGAAGGATTCGTTCAACCTCGCACAGGAGCATAATGTCTAAGTCTGCCAATAAAGGTAAGAAAGGTTCTTCTGGAGGTCAAAAGAACTCTAAGCAGAACCAAGGCAACGCTACTGCTAAAAAAGCTAAGAACGGCGGAAAGAAAAAGTAAATCATGAGGTATTATGCCGCGAGAGTGGAACACTCCAAAGAGGGAGTGTTGGAATGCTCCTATACATCAGATTCTCAAAGCAATAGATAATCACACCCGTCTTTGGATGGAGACGGGTGACTATTGGCATGAAGAACAATCCCAGATCTTGAGAAAGTATGTAATGGATTTGAAAGTCTGGATTCATAAACAAGAAGGATGGTGGGATGAATGAAAAAAGTCCTTACAATAATTGGGTTATTATCAACCTTTACTCTTCCAGTTAATGCGGAAAAAGTCATAAAGACTCAACCAACAGTTCCAGCATACAGCCTTGCAGCGATGGGTTGTATGATACTTAGAGAATGTACAGAAGGAGTAGAACAACTTACACCAGATTCTGCTGTACTTTTAGATAAATCTTTTGATCCATTCCGAGAAGAAATCAAAAGTATTTTAATTGCTCTTAACAAAGTTAAAGTTCCTGTCTATTTGGCAGCACCAAGATACTTTACTCCAAGAACTGTTGGTATCTACAAACCAAAATATAATCGTTTCTTTGTCAACGAAGAACTCCTCAAAGATCCCAGAGAGTTTCTAGGGACAATGAGACACGAAGGATGGCATGTCGTACAAGATTGTATGGGCGGCGGAATTGAAACATCTTTCATGGCACAAGTTCATCAGGATTCGGAGATTCCATCTTGGGTGATGAAGACCACAAGATTGTCTTATGAAAGCATGGGTCAAAGTCGTGCTGTTCCTTGGGAAGCAGATGCTAACTGGGCAGAAGAACAATCAGGGCAAACTGCCAAATACCTTGAGATGTGTTTTAAAGCACCACTATGGGAACAGGTAAGACCAACTCCCATGACGATGGAGTGGTTGATTGGTTGTGGATGGATGAAACCACAAGAAGGTCATAAAGAATATACACCAAATAAGAAAGCAGATTATTGTGTAGAAGGTAAGTATTGATTACTTTGAGTGAAACTTCTTATATTGTTCTTTCTTTTGATTCTTCTGTTCTTTCTTCAGTAACTTATTGACTTTCTTGAGGGATTTACTTTTCTCAAACGCAAAGAATATCTGAAGTTCATAAGGGGTAAGGTCTCTATTCAAGAGTTTCTTACCCCTTACAAATATCTGTTGAACAATAGGTTTCATTTTACCTACCATCCATTCCACCAAAGATTTGCCAACAAGAGCCGCAGCAACAGAAGCAGTAGCAGTGGTGCCAGCAAGAATAACCTGCTCTTTAGGTGGGATGGGAACTTCCCCGACGATTGGTACTTCAATGACGGGCACTCCTAAATTAGTGTTTGTGGTATTTGTTTCCTTGATTATTTTGTCTTGTATAGATTCTTGAGGAACTTGAACCTGAGGTAAGACTGGTTGAGCATCAGGAAGTCCTCTAGTCTTTTCTTCCTTTTCTTCTTCTTGCTTTCTTTGTTCTGCTCTGACTGCAGCATCAAATTCTTCTTGAGTTGGAACATTAATCACAGGATACTTGATAGTTGTATCTGGCATATTGACGATAGGCATATCAATTTCAGGTATCACAGTTCGTTCTGATCTGCGAGTTACAGGAGGTTCTATTGTTGGAATGATAGGTGGAGGTTCACTTCTTATTTGGATTGGTTTGATTTCCATTTGCTACATCCTGTACTCGTGGATATTTCACAACAATATCAGCACATATTTTTGCATAAGGACTTTGTGGATGAAATGAAATTCCATTTTTCATTGCTTCACCACACTTCAATAATCTGACTAACTCAAAATCAAGTCTTGCCTTATCTGCTTCTGCTTGTTG